GTTTGAATATAAACTCTTCCTTAAGAATGAACCACACAAGATAAAGAAAATTGAAGCAGAGATGCTTCGAGTTATCACGTGTATGCCTGTACATAAGTTAGTAAAGAATAATTGTATTTTTCGCAATTATCTTAATAAGACTAGTGAAGCGTGGAAAAAAGATTCAGTGATGTTCTATGGGTTTAATCCTATGGTTCCTAATGCTACTGAAAAATTACATAAACGTTTCAAGGGCAAGATTCTACATGGATCAGATAAAACCAATTGGGATTTTAATTTCTTTGGTTGGATTTTTGAGATCTATAAGCAGTATCATTGCCGGATTGTTCGTAAACCACGTGGTTGGTCAGAAGAACGCTTTGATAAATTTAAAGCTGATGTCTGTGAGACCATTGATGAAGTTTACAAAAATTGTGTTTATACGACATCTGACGGTAGTCGCTTCAGGCAGATCGTAGAAGGCATAATGAAATCTGGCTGGTTTATGACTATTGATGCCAATACGTTTGGACAAATAGTCGTAAACACTTTATCGCTTATGAGATGTGGTGTCTCAGATGACGACATATTAGAGAAATTTGATATGGTCGCCGGTGGAGATGATGATCTTGACTCATTTCCTGATGGATTTAATACTGATCAGTATTATCAAGAAATCAGAGATATGGGTATTGATGTGCAACCTGAAAACATTACTACAGGGTTGATTGGTAACGAATTTTATTCGAATACTTTTCAACTTGATAATAATGGTTTAGTTACATTTCATCCTGTTAGATTTACTAAGCATATCTACAAATTGCGGTTAAATAAGCTCGAGGATTTACCTCAAGCACTTAATTCTCATATGCAGAATTATTGTTGGTGTCCCAAACAATTCAAATTGTTTGACCAAATGTATAGGTACGTCATAAAGAAATATGATTTACCTGACGTTGGTTCACGTACAATGATTTATTGGCGTTATAAGAATAAAGGCTTGGAAGTTCCGAGTTCTTTATAACTTGTTATGGTTTATATATTGTATATAT